TTCTGAATCTTTTCCTCCTGCGGCTAAATAATCAGTTTTTATTTGTGCTTCTATTACGTTAGTCAATGGACTAAATGGATAGAAAAACATAGTGTCATTTTCTTTTTTATTTATAAAACATTTTGTTTTTGAGAAGTCTTTAAAATAAAACTTAGTAATGTTATCATCATCATCTTCTTTTCCTATTCTAGTTTTCACATATTCTAAAACATCAATTACGGGTTCTAAATTTAGATTTGCATTTAACTTATAACCTATGTGAAAAAAAACACCATTTTGCCTAGCTAAATCTACGGCTGCAATTTTTACTATATTTGAAAGCTTATAATTTTTTTCTTCATTTACTATTGGATCTAATCCTTCGATACCTTTTCCAGAGATATAATTTGAAAGCATTTTTGACGCCTGCTTTGCAGTAGGGGAATTTAAGATCACCCTTTCCATTTCGTTTGGATAAAGGTTATTTTCACCATTATAATAGATGGCTTCGTCCTTATCTTTATTTACTGGCGTAACCCTAGAATAAAGTTCTACAAATTTTGCCCTTGCTTTTTTTAAGATGCTTTTATCCTCAGCCATTACTTAACTCTTTTTCTTTTTGTTTTGATAGGTGAAATTTCTTCTACATCTTGTATCTTAACTGGAATGTTAAATAGTTTTTTTCTATCTGCTATCTCTTCATCTGTACCGTAGGTTAGAAATTCAGATATAAATATATTTGTCAATAAATTATCATAAAGCCGATAAGTTTTACCATCTTTTTTATATGATAAGATTTTACCTTGTACTTTTTTTATTTTTATATCTTCCATAATTGTAATTTTTTCATTCGCAATTAAATCTATCGAATTATTTTTGTGATAAGCCGAAAATCTATTCCAATCTCTTGAAAAAGAGCAACTTATACAGTTTGGAGTTTCGTTAAAAGTTTCTTTAAACAAAATAAGATAGAAATGCATAAGGTTAGAATCTCTTCTAACCTTATCTTTTCCATTCATAATTAACTCTTTAGCTGTCATATTAAACGCTTGGAGTTGGGTTGGCAAAATTAGCGTCAAAGTCAGCGTTTTCACCACCCTCAACTAACGATTTATAAACCAACGGGACTAAATTTTCGGGTGCTGTATCTAAACTAGATAATACAATTGCAGCTCCGCCACCACCTTCCTGTACATCATACGTAAAATCAACTGTGGTTAAGCCATTTCGTATTCCGTATATCTCTACAGTACCATCTGTAAATTGAATTGCAGCAACAACTTTAGATTTGCTTAATGCGTCTAGTGTGCATTTAGCCTCTTCGCTAATACCAACTAATAACATTTGTAAGTTATGCTTGTATTGTACGAATCCTAAGTCGGAAGTCGATTTGTCAAAATAACCTTTGTAAGAACTTCCAGTTTCTGGACCTTTGTAAAGATAACCTGTCTTTCCTTCTTTTAAAGAGAATTGAACGTTATATGCACATTCTGGTACCGCTTCCGTAGGCGTTGTTACTACTACAGAAGCAGGGTCAATATCTGTAAGATTAATTAAATTTACTTGTTGGAAATATCTACGCACAGGCGCTTCGCAAGAAGCGTCCTGTCCGTTTTTTAAAGATGCACATGTGCTTATAACTGCCATATCTTTTGTTTTTTTTAAAATTAAACGCTTGGTGATGCAGTTTCGGAACCAATGTAAACATACTCGTTAGTTACAAGTGCTGCTCCAACGTTTGCGCCACCTTTGATGTAGATTAAATCATCATCCTCTGAATACCAAATCTTGAAAATAGGTAATTGGTCTAGTTCAGTAGTTCCAATCAATATATTTCCAGTGTTAGTAAGCAATGCTCTATATGGATTACCTAAAGAGAAAGCACTAATTATACCGTCAAATTCTCTATGCACATGAATTGGAATTCCGAAAATAGTTAAATTAGCATCTACTGAATAGGTTCTCATTGCTGTTATTCCATCAGCTGCATAACAATCACAATTGTATAGTGATTTATCACCAATTCCATTTAGCCAAGATACCAATACAGAAGCCATTGCTTGTGTCATTTCTATACGTGCAGTAGATTGATTCCACCATGGCTGTAATACAGCATACTCATAAGCTTCGGTTAGATAAGCATATAATGCCTCGCCTGTTAATCCTGTACCTGCAACGTTTTCAGTAATTTCAATCTTACGACCATCCATTGCTTCAGCTTGTGTGAAAATACCGTCTGCTCCTTCTAGGTAATCGTTTGTACTTGCGCTATCTGCAAACCAAACTCTACGCCAAATAGCCGCCTGTAAATTTTTCTCAAATTGTCCAACAACATACTGAAGTAAAGCACTATTCAAATCTGCATCTGCAAAAACTCTTTTGTGTTGGTTCCAAAACAAAAGGAAGTTTTCATCAAAAGTATTTATACATATAGGAATTTTACAAGCGATCATCGCTGTTTGCCATTTTTTAGTCGAGAATCCTAGATCTAAATCACAAGCTGGTATATCACAGTTTGCTGAAGATTTAATAGGAAATGCGGAATAGTTTGGCGCATTGTTTAAAATAGGAATCAACGCTCCATCTCTTACACCTGTAATTATTTGGTGTCCTTCTGCTATATCACCTATTTCGAAAGCACTTGTATATATAGCGTTTGAAATATTTACATTGTCAGCAGTCACTAAGTCGTCAACTAGTGCTAATACTGCTTCATTAAAGTTTGTGGTTATTGCCATTATTTATTTAATTTAAATTTTTTAAGATTTGATACAGCTTCGCTAGCTGCTGAAATTTTCACTTCTTTAGTTTCTTCTTTTTGCAAATTATCTTTAGCCAAAATAGGTGCAGACTTAGATTTTGAATTTTGATAGTTAGAAATGATAAGTGCTTTAGCTTTGTTTTGAGCATCTAACTCAATAGCTTTGTTAGTGATTTCTTCTAATTTACTTTTAAGCTCTTCATTTTCTGCTTCCAATGAAGCTAGTGTTGTGTCCGTGGACTCTGCTGCCATTTCTGCTGGAATTATCTCTATCAAAGTTCCAGCTTCAAATACATAAGTTTCACCGCTTAACAACACAAAGTTGCCTACTGCATCTGCACCGTCAAAGTAAGCTCTTACTACCTCTCCGCTCTCAAATAGAGCAGTTATCTCGGCATTGTCTTCCAATTCGTAAAAGTCCAGTTCGCCACCTTCCGCGGTTTCAACTACTTTATTTTGGAATGATTTTAAAAAATTAGCCACCTTATTCAAAATGGTTTTTGATTTGTTATTCATTTTTTGATTGTTTATATTAATACTATTTTGGAATCTTTCTAAGGCTACGGGTCTTAATACTTGCTCTATTGAGGTGGCAAATCTTATATTTTTAGCCATTTCCGGCGAAATAAATGTTTCATTGCCCATCATTTCCAGAGCTTCTTTAAAAGTTAGTTCTGTATGGTCTGCATAGTGTTTAGCTATTCTATTGTTTATTTCCGATAAGTGTTGTTGGTCTCTTTCCGAAAGAGTTTCTTCGGTATCTACGTAGGCTTTATGAACAAATGGGGTTAATCCAGAGGATAACTCACGCTCGTCACCAGCTAAGAAAATTACAGTAGCTATTGAAGAGAGTCTACTTTCGGCAAATGTGTGTATTTTAGCGTTGTTCTCTTTTGCATATCTTCTAAGTTCATAATAAATAGCGAACCCCTCATTTACATCACCTCCATCGGAAGATATTCTAACTTTCACATCTTCACCGTTAGCAGCCAATAATTGATCCTGTACGTCTGAAAGAGCAATGTTAGTATCACTTTTTTTTGTCGTATGGACAATGTCGCCATAAATCTTAACTTCTTTAAGCTTAATTTCCTGCATGTAAAAATTAATTATTCGGTAAAATTAATTACGAATATCACATATTAATTAAATTTTGTTGTCAAAATATTTGGACAATAAGAAAGGTTTCGTATATTTGCAAATCGCTACAACTTAAAATTTTAAAACGTCATTCTTTGTAGCGAGGGGTGACGTTTCTTTTTTTATAAATTATTATATGAAAATAAACTTAATATCATTCTATTTCGATATATACGATAAAAGCGAAATACAAACTATTAATAGAAATAATCCATCGCCTCATAAATTTACACTTGATAAGATTGATTTTTATTGCTACAATCAAGATTTAAGCGGTCTATTGCATTATGAAAAAATTGTAGATGAAGAAAGCGAAATAGCCCCAATAATGTTTTTAAAATCTTATAGAGATGGCTTTGCTAAAGGTTTGAATCATTTAATAAAAAAAGAAAAAATTGAAAAAAAAGATTTTTATAATCCCGATACAAATTATTTGCTTCAAAAAAGGTTAAAGTACTTTCTATACCATAGGGAATTTATAGAAAATCATAAAGGTTTAAAAGATTTAACCCATAAGCTTCCATTGATTTGGAATGAAAAAAAGATTTATGAACAAGGATATTTCAATGCCGTGCTTCATTCAATATTCTTAATGTGTCAAGAGTTGGGAATAGATGTTAATAAATCTACGGAAGAAAATATAAAAGAATCAAAATAACTACGTATGTTTTTCCATTGAAACTATTGCTCTTCTCACTGTATTAACCGATACCTTAAAACTAGAAGCTACTATTTGGTATCTTTTCATTTGAGCACGCTCATAGTCTATTGACTTGTATAGTCTATAAATGTCGTAATCTGTTAATGTAGATAACGGCATCCTACCAATACTTACCAATTCTTTAATTATTGGCATGTTTTTTTCAATTACATCTACTACTCTATCCATTTCACACATTTACTTTTAGATTGTCTTAGTTTATAAGGTAATGCGCAACCGCATTCGTCGCACATTTTTTTTGAAATAGATAATATCCTATCATCTTTGATGGCTAAAAAATTAATAGGCTCATCGACAAAGTACGGACACTTTATACACTTCTTAGCTCTTTTGTTGGCTAATATCTCTACTAAACTAGATTCATTATTAAAATTATGTACACCCTCTTGTATTGGGTCTAATCCCTCGTGAATCAAAGTACTTATCTTCTTTCTAAAACTTTGCATCACTCATTACTTTTCTATCGGTTATTAAACTTCTTAATCCGTCCTGTGAACCTTTTGAAGTTCCAGCTTCTGCTCCAATAGCTACTGCATTCGCTATCGCGGTAATCATTTGCGAATTGCTTGCGCTTTGATCTATATTATTTTGATTTAAAATATTTGACGCTCCATTTATTCCATTGCCACCACCAGCTTGGTTTATCGCAGAAAGTTCATTGGCAAACATAGAAGTTGATCGAGCATTTATTATGCTTTCCCCAGCCGATAAGTTAGCACTTATATTGTCGCTTGTTCCATCCCCTGCACCTCTTAATCCAATTACCCCAGTTGCATAGTTGGGTTTTTTAAATGTAGGTTCTGAAGAAGTAGTAGTAGTTTGGGTTTTTACGGCAGTTATTTTTCTTACTGAATCAAATCCTATTTTAGCTACTGTTGCTATATTAGCTATTTTTAATCCAATTTCAAAAGGAGTAATTGTTTTAGTTGCCAATTCGGCAGTTATACCTTGATATGTATTTATAAGTGCTTGGGCGATACCTACGGCTTTCCCTACCTTTGAATTCTCTCCAAGTATTTGTGATATGTTGCCAAAAGCACCTGATATTAAAGCTAATTTATTTTGTACTACTGTAAAATCTATATCATTTTCTAGTTTTG